TATCTGTATCTGTGTTGGTGTCGTTGCACTTGCTGTTCCAATGGCGCCAAAAACATTTTCTTCGTCATCCTCAGTCACAGCCACAGGTGCGTTTCCGCCTGACTGTCTGATTATAGTCTTGTCTGGTCCTTCGCCCACTAGGTGTGCGTAGGGTGGGATCGTGATGCTACCGTTGATCCTGTAGACACCGGCCGGGAAAAATAAAATCCTTCTTGCCCTCGGGTCGTCTAACAGTGCATCGGTGTCTGAGTATAATTCGTCTATGGCCCTCTGTATGGCCGCCGTGTCATTTGTGCTGTCATCGCCCTTTGCGTCGAACTGTTTAACTGATGCGAAGTCGTCAAGTCTCTGTTGCACTGTCCTTGTCACGTCGCCAGCAGATCCTGTCGTGATTGGTGTGCTGTCTCCTAGGTAACCCTTGTAGGTGTAGTTCACCGCTGTGGTGAAACTGCTCGAACCCTGTGTCATGATTTCAGTGTTGCCCACCGCTGGAGCACCATCTGACACTGTGCCGTTTCCTATGAAAAGTCTCTGTTCGTCTATGACCCAACCCAATTCACCCGCGGCTAGTTGTGGTAGGTCCGTACGTTTACCTCTTCTATGTTGAATCCTCGATATTTGAACAATGGGCACGATTAGTAGTTTCCTCTAAATTTTGTTAACATTTATTGTATTTATTAGAGAACAGACTTGTAGTATTGCTCCAACTTCTTGTACCACTCGCTGGTCCAGTGGTCGTAGTTGTCTATCTCGAATGTCTGGAATTCGTTGTTCTGTGTGCATATAAACACACGTCCGGCCTTGATGTTGGTGTCATACACCTTGTTGTGTGCCTCGCTGTAGGCGACCAACTGCATGAAGTAATCTTCTATCCACTCCTTCTTCTTGAGCTTCCTCGACTGTTTGAAGTCACATATGGCCGGTTGGCCCTTGTAAACCGCAACTAGATCTGTCGTTCCAGCGTACAGTTCTGGGTAGTGTAATGACACTTCTGATCCCCATACCTCACTGATGTCCTTTAATCCATTGTCAATTATCACATTGGCCATCGTGTGTGCCTTCTGCTGTATGAGATTCGATCCCGGGGTCCTGTCCTCGCCTTTCACATGCTTCTCGAGGCTACGGTGCATCACGGTTCCTATGTTGGCCGACTCTGTTGCAATCTGTTGTGCTTTTGCCTCTCCTATGCGTTTTTTCCATGCGTTGAGATGTGTCATGTCTTTTGTGGCGCTCAACACCGTGGTCACGCTGGGCACCAACCTGCCGTCGGGCGTTTGGTAATGTCGCTTGCCGTTCTTGCTCTGCCTGTTGAGCTCACCATATGGATACTTCTGAACGTAGGCTATGCCTTTGTTCTTAAGAACGTTTTCGGGTATTTTCATGTAGATAATTATACAATAATGAGTATATCAGATCAACCCCCTAAACCTTTTCCCATCAAAAAAGGACTTCCTTGCCAGCTCAAGTGGACACATAGCACGGTGTACCTTACCGATGGTGGCAGTTCAAGTTGCCATAGGGTCAATCAGGATCCACTTGAAGTTCGTAATGGTGAGTTGAATTTCCATAACCTGCCTGCCAAGTTAGAGGCCAGGCGAAAGATGTTGCGCGGTGAATGGCCGGGCAATGGGTGTGAACACTGTAAACACATCGAAGATGCTGGTGGAACAAGCGACAGAATGATACACCTTAACCTCGAGGGGACCACAGCACCGCCCGAGCTTGATAATGATCTGGAGGCGGTCGACGTTACACCAAGGCAGTTGGAAATATACTGGGGTAACACTTGCAACCAAAAATGTATATACTGCGACGCACACTACAGTTCCATGATACATCAAGAAGAAAAGAGATTTGGTTACTTCAAGAAAGACGGGGTGTACCTGGACTACGACAACTGGCGGATGAATCCAAAGATCGAGGAGCATACAGAGTTGTTGTTCAAATGGTTAGACAAAAATCTACAGCACCTACACAAGGTGTTTGTTATGGGGGGAGAGCCTTTCTTACAAAAAGAAACTTTCAGATTTATAGAACTTCTGGAGAAAGGCAATTATCCAGACCTTACTCTGGTCTTTTTCAGCAACCACAACATCGAATCCGAAAGGTTCAAGAACTGGACGGACAGGCTGGACAGACTCAACAAAAGTGGCAGGCTGGACAAGGTACAAATTTTCTTCAGTTGTGATGCATTTGGCAAAGAAGGTGAGTACGTCAGGACAGGACTAGACTTGAATGTGGCCCTGGGTAATTTCAAACATCTGCTGTACAACACAGACATAGACCAGGCAATCAACTCTGCACTGACTGTGACCGCCGTGCCTGGAATGCCAGAGATGGTCAGGCACATCAACAAGTGGTCCAAGGAAGTCAAACCTATCTACTGGAGCATGATGAAAGCAAACCAACATGACCAACCGCCCAGGCCTTACATGTATCCGGGCATCTTTGGCAGTAAGATCAATGACTGGGGACTCAGAGAAGCAGTAGATATGTTTGAAACGAAGACAGACGGCTTTGAGGATTCAGTGAAGCAGAACCACAAAAAGTTCATGCAGGGAAACATGATAGAATTTGATCAACGTGAACCAAGCCTTGAACGACAGAAGCAGTTCAAGATATACCTAACCGAACTTGACCGCAGGCGTGGAACTGATTTCACTAAAATATACCCTCAGATAGCAAGACTTTTAGAAAACCTCTAGCCTAAAAAACTATCTATCGATTTTTCAAGACCAGGGAGCAAGTTTCTCCAGGTGATCCCGGCACGATGTTTGTCTTGTAGGTCGTTGTATTTGATGAAACTCTGTAAGGTCTCTTTTTTGAATGGCATTGACTTGTCGTTGCTTTCGTGTAAAGATTTAATATGCGATTCAATTTGTTTTTTGTTGTCAACTTTATCCACTTTATGTAGTGAATCTTGTAGTTTTTTTGCCACGGACTTCTTGTACTCGTCAGGCAAAACAGAATAGTCACAGATCCGAGGCCCAGTCACTACACCGGTCCACCATACATCCACCGCAATATCATGTTGCTTTTCGAACTGTTCCACGTAATGCACTGTGTCAACCACGCTGTGTATGTTAAGCGACTGAAAGGTTGGTCCTATGGTCATCCTGCACCTGTCATTAGTTTTCATAATGTCAGCGTAGAACTTCAAAGACCTTTCAATAACTGGCCATTTTGAAGGGTAGCGGATGTAGTCATTGACATCTCCTATTCCGTCCACACTACCATAAATGCCCATCATTTTAACTTTCTTCAGCCAAGTGATCATTTTTGGATTGGTGTTGGTCAGATTAGTCGTCAAGGTGACTGTCTTTTTTTGTAGAGTGTCTTTTTGAAAACAAAATTCCAACAATTCATAGAACTCCTTGATTGCAGTTGGCTCGCCGCCAACAACATTGAGGTCACTGACATTATCACTTACGTAGTTGAAGATGTCATTCTTTGTTTTTGGGTTTTTGAACCAGTCATAAACTATTCCCAATTCAGATGTCCAGTTGTTCACCACACCACCTTGCTTCTTGAGCCATTCAACAAATCCGGGCTCTTTGTCACCTATCTTTAATAACTCTTCTCCTATCTTGTGACTGTATTGCTGGCTACACATCTTGCAGGCAAGGTTACAAACATTTCCAAAGTGTAGTTCTAGTTGTTCTATTTTGTTATTGACTTTGCCATCCACTGTGATTGCATTGTAATGTTCGTAGTCTTTCACGTTTCTCATGCTTTTGATACCTCTGTCCTCGAGGTCATAGCACCTCTTACAGATATCTAGCCTTTCACCCGCCAGCATTTTCTTTCTGGTTTCTATCATGTAATTGCTGTTCCAACTGTCTGAAATTTTATCTTTTGACAGGTTGTATTGGTGATACCCGTCGTTCTTTGTGATGTGTTCCGGAGACAGGCAACACACCTTAAAGTGTCCTGTGGTCTGAACGTACAGATGCTTCCAAGGATAGTTACAAAAAGTTTTTGGTGTTTTAGACATGAGTCAGTAGTTCCTCGGGTGTGGTATTGCTTTCAAACTTTGCAACAAAGTTGTGTTCTCGATCAAATAGATACTTGTTAAAATTCCAGTCCGGCTTTCCATATTTTTGAAACAGTACATGGTTGAGATCAGTCTTAAGACAGACAGGAAACTGCACCGCATACCTGTTCTGTAGAAATTGCTGTATTTCGTAATTGTCACCTGGATCCTGACCCCCAAATTCGTTTGTGGGGAGGGCCACAGGCACAATTTGTCCTTGAGAAAACATTTGTTGGAAATTTTCTATCTGGTTTGTGAATCCACAAAAACTTGCAGAATTGAAAACCACAACGGGTTTGCCATGGTATTGGTCCGATGATATCAGTCCCGTCGCATACGTCTCGAGCTCGAGCTCTATCAATTTATCCATGTAAGTAATTATTGTTTACTTTCGTCTGTTCATGGCTGACTTGGCCATCTTCTTAACCACGTCTGTCGACCCTTGGTTGTCGAAGTCCATGGCAGGATCCTTCTCTGCTTCTGCGTCGGTCTTGATCACTATCTTCTCTTGGTCAAAGTCTGCTACTACGTTCTGCAGGTCACCGTCCTGGTCATAGATCCTTTTGAACACGTCATAGTTGAACGCCGGGTAACCCGTGTTGCTCATGATTTGTTTCACTGCGTCCATGCTGATGTCTGATGGTTGGTCCTTCTCGTCAGCGTCGCCCTTCATGTTCATCAGCACGTTGATCAGTGCCGCTTCCATGTCGCCGTCCGTGTTCTTGAATTCGTTAAATCTCACGGGACTACTTCCCCGCTAATTTGCTGTACAGTCTGTTTGAAGTCTCGAATACTTCTCTTGATTCTCTCTGCTCTCTGCCTTCTGGTTCCGTGCCACCTGCTTCGGCATCAGAGGCTCCAAACTCATCTGTCTCTTCTTCGCCGCCTTCTGAGTCCAGTGAGTCTAGATCTGTGTCCATGTCCATCGTGTCATCGGCTCCCATGGGTTCTGAGGCAACTTCTTCTCCGGTCAATATTCTTACACCGTTGTCTAGCTCTTGTCTAGTTGTCGTTAAAGTCGCTTCTGCCTGTTCAATCGCTGGTTGGATCTTTTGCATGAAAGCATCTGCCTTGTCTGCTCCCATCTCGTCTCTGATTCTGTCTGCCAGTTCTAGCATTCCTTCTGTCTTCATAGATGCTAGATCTTCTAGGTAACCTGTGACCTTGTCCATCATGTCCTTGGCCGCTAGTATTAATTCTGATTGTTCTTCAACACCTTCTTTGATCTTTTCATTGTCAGTCACTATGTCTCCTATGATCTCTTTCTTGTCCTTGTCCTGTATGCCAGGTGCGTCTTGTATCTTTTTAACTAAGGCCTTAGTCTTGGGATCTGACTTCATCTCACCCGAGCCATATTCATTAATGGCTTGATTAACGATGTCAAGCATCATTTGGCTTTTCTGATACTCTTCGTTCTTAAGTTCCTGTCCAAAGTGGGTGTTCTGTGTGATGTTGTGTATCTTCGTCCTGATGTGATTGGCCGTGTCTTCTAACTCTTCTTTGGTGTATCTGCTCACATCAAGCGTTTGATTAAATCTTGATTCAAATTCTGATAGCAATGACTCTGTTGTAAGTGGTTTTGTAAGTTCTAAGCTCTTCATACTGTGTTTATTTATTATCTATGCACCGAACGTGTCGTTGAAAATCTGCTGTATTCTAGACTTGCATTCGTCCGCTAGGCGGTTTGCGACGTCTAATCTGTCCCAGTAAACATCTTCTGTCAGTTCGTCCTTGTCCTTCTGTGCCTCCTTTATCATGCGTTTGGCACTCTGGATGTCAAACAGTTGGCTTGCAAACTTGGTGTCGAGGTCCATCAAATTTTGTGGCACTGGTTTATTATCTGCTAGATGGTGTGCGACCAATATTGCGCTCTGTTTGAGATTGATATCTTCATACAGTATGTTAGCCTCCATCATGTCTGCTATGACATAAACGTACCTAGTGCCTGTCCACTTCTTGGGGACAATGGCTATGTTGCCTATCAGTATGCCTTTGGAAAACTGTTTTGGTAGATGGCGGAAAGGTCTCTTTGCCTCTTCTTTGCGGGCAAGGTCTTGTAACTTGTTCTTGAGGCCATAGGCCTCTATCTGTCTTACCAGTTCTGTGTTATTTTTTGACATCCCGCACGATCCTTATGCGTCTATTTAAAGCATATTGAGTATCCGTGTCAAGTTTTTTCCTTACAAAGACGGCCTTGTCCGCCAGTCGCTTGGCCTGGTCCTGCAGTTCCGGTGTGAGTTGGCTGGCCTTGAATGTGAGGCTCCAATGCTGTTCTATGAAACGCATCTCTGCGTCGGTTACGTAAACTTTCACCCTAGGTGCTATCTGAATGTACATATATTTTTGGATTGGTAAAAGTAGTTATGATTAGCCCGGCATCTTCATCAGGATCACAACTACTGTTGATAATAATCCTGCGACCACAGTGCCCGCTGTGGCAATGATTGTTTTTGTCTGTGATTTGTGACCTGCTGTCATTTCTTCGTTCATTTTGCCTAGACGAAGTTCTATAGCACTCAGTCTATCGTGTAATCCTTTGTATCTCTCTGAGCAAAGGTCCACGTGTGCTTCTAAGTTCTGTTTCTCTAAATCTGTTGTACTCATATAGTTTTTTATCTCATTTTTGAGGTTGCGTACCTCGAATATTAGAGCCTGTAAATGAGCCTGTGTCATCGCCTATGTGAGCCTTTGTTTTAGGTTAAAGTGCCTTAATCAAATATTATTTATCTGAAAAACCAGCGTATGAAAAGTATGTGTTTAAAGTGTTTAGATTCTGTGTGTCAAAAGTGCTGAACGGAAAAGTTGCAGTCTCCTTGCAGAAACTCACTATCGGCACCTGGTGGAAGTCGCCTACAAGTTCTAAAACTGGATCCGTCTCATCACCGTATATGCCGGTCTGTTCAACAAAAAATTGGAAGTGCCATGAATTGTGTGAGCCCTCGTAAAATGAACCAAAACCGGAATTTCCCAGAGTGTCGTTGATCCTCATGGGCGGCTTCTCCCATGTGATGTTGGTCCTTATCTGGAGCAGTTGCACCATGGTACTGAAGTTGCTGTTTTGATTTCTCGCAGTGGCCAGGGTATGTTTGTCGTGTATCACATCACCTGCTGGCGTCTTGAACGGGAACTGCTGTTTGAGGTTACCATTGTCCGTGATGTCTACCAGGGTATGTATCCTATATTCATACATCTATGCTTGTCCACTTACTTTGTCCCAATACAGGTAATCTGGTGCCAGAAACTCTTCGAGCCTTTGCTTCCATTTCTTGTTTTGCCTTAGGAACTTCTCTAGTTGGGCTTTGCCCTTGTTTTCCATCTTTCTGACGTTTTCATCTTGATGCCTATGATTTTTGAATTTCTTTAACCTGCCATACTGTAATAATTTCTGTTTCCTACAGAAGTTTGCGAACCTATCTGCCAGATCACTGTCCACCTTGATAAAGTGATCTACCTTGACTTGATCTAGTATCTGCCACTGGCTCGTAGTGAACCTGTTAAAGTGAGGGAAATAGTCTTCCATCAGTTGCTCGTTCTCCCACCAAGAGTACCAAGGAAGGTTATTCATCCACGATCTCACACCCGACCACCAGCGTTCTTGTGGGTTCCTCACCAGGGCAAAAATTGGTGAGTCATCTTTTTGGTCAGTATGCATGTGCCATCCCTCTGTCCCATACTCCGTGGACAGCCAGTTCCTCATGGTTCCACTGGCACAGCAGGTCTGGTCCAGGTACCTGAACCTTGTGATGTGTGCTGGGTGCGAGTCATCCAATCTGTAGATTATTGGAGTGATGTCTCTGAGTTTACTGTCTGGCGAATTTATGATGGCCAGGGTTTGTTCTATTGGTGTTGGCATGCGATTATTTAATCGTAAAAAAAGGGCGAACCTAGAATATAGATCCGCCCTTTGGTAATATCAATTAGATATTATGCATCACCTCTTTGGTCGAACATTCCGACGAAAGTGTCAGCGTCACCGTTCACGTGACCTTCAGGTAATAACGTTCTCACTTTAACGTGTACGTTACCAGCCGAGTCACTGATATCAAGTGTTGCTAGGATGTCTGTCTCTAGGTCAGCCTCAGCGTCACCCACCACAGTTGCGTCAACGTCCATGTTGATGTCACCTGCAGAGTCAGCCGCGTTGAACTGTCCCGGTGTACCTTCGCATACGAACTGGTATGAGTCGATTGAGTCGTTGGCTTCGATCGCCGCAACTTCCGCCGCATCATTGACAGTGGCCTTTGCCGCTAATCTGTAAGAAGCGCCAAGTAGGGTACCGTTTCTGTTTACAACCTTTGTCACTTTGTCGAAAGCACTGTCAAGAGCTTCTGGCGTAGTAGCCGAAGCCGTGATGGCGTTGTCAAAGATAACCTCGATGAAAGTCAAACCTTTACCATTGAAAGACTGTCTTCTCGTCAAGTCAGTTGATCTGTTTTGTGTAATAGGCATTTTTTTTCTCCTCCTATACTAAACTATTAAGCATTTACACCAGTGTCCGAAGCACCTGTTGTGTTCGATGTCACTGTTGCACTTGAAATAGTTGCTGTGATTTTTGAGTTTGAGTTAAGCGCCTGGATCGCTGATTGGATAGCCGCCACAGTAGTCGTTGAACTTATAGTGTCAAGAGCGTCCGCTCTCACCATGTAAGTCACCTCTGTGTTACCGACAGCAAGACCACCCTTACCAATGATGTTCACACCTTGGTTTTGGATTGCCTCTTCGACTAACGCAAGGCCGGCCGTGTTGGCAGTTGCTAATGGATCAGTAGTCTCCGCGTTCATGGGATTGATGTAGTCAACTGTTAAGAATGCAACATCTACTCCCTCAAACTCGTTGTTCAAGTTAATTGCAAAGTTATTTTTAGAAATTGGCATTGTCTATGTCTCCTTACTAAAATTACTCTAACGTCGCTTTTCTCATCGCAAGGTTAGTAACGAAAGACGTTTCTGAACCCATGTCGATAGAGTCAACAGTTCCTAAGGCCTGTACTGCTGTGGCCAAAGTTCCTGCTGTTGCGTTTGCAGAACTTGTTGTTAATGTAAAAGTACCACCTGCACTTGCTGGTGATCCTACGAATTGGTCAGTGCCCTCAATTATGTAGTTCTTTTCTACGTTTGAGTTAACCAACGGACCCGCACCTACGATGTTTGCGTAGATTTGGATTGTTTTCTCAACCACATCAATGGTGCTGTCTTTGGCCGTCTTAGCCGCAACAGAACTTGGGAATGTTTGGTTCAAGAACTCAAGGTCTTTACCTAAAAATTCACCTGATGCTACGTGAGTTGTGTTGTTTTCACTTATTGCCATTTTTAATCCTCCTTTTTATCTGATTACAATGACTGTGACGTCGCTCAGACATCACGTTAAATGTATTTATTGGCAAATTTGGTAAATTAACCGCTAATATTAGGATTTTTGTTCTTCTTTACAGCATTTACACATGCAGTCAGGACAATCGAGGCACTCTGCACACGATCTCTCACAGTGGTGTTCACAACCACATTCACATACACATTCAATCATGCTGTTATTTAACTACCCCACAGGGTTGAATCTCTGCAAACATTTCAAACAGTCACAGGTCTCACAGTTCTCACAGTTCTTGCATTCTTCATCACAGTGCCGCTCACAAGAACACCTGTGGCATCGTTCTTCTCTCTTAGGCATTGATCTCCTTGAATTTTCTTTGTATGTCTGTGTTGGGCAACTTTGATTTGAGATATTGATTTATTTTGTCGATCACTTGTTTTTTTGTCCGTTTGTCTAGATTACCATAGTTGGCCACCGATCTGCGCAGGTTACGATAGTTGGCGTCGTTTATGTTCAATGACCTCTCCAGCATGGAAAGGTTACTATAATGATCTTCGAAACTTCTGAGGTATCTTCTCACGGCCATCACGGGCAATGTTTGCCTTTGCCTCATGGCCTGTGCCTGGTTCTTGTTCTTGAGTTTTTTAGTGATTTCAGGGTCTCCCGACACTATTGCCATCATGTTTGCAAGATCATTGTTGATCATCCTCACCTGGTCAAAGGTGCCCTTTGCCATTGTCTGGTCTGCGTACATTTTGGTAAAAGACTGTGTCTGTTTCAACTGACTCATCAAGGCCAGTGCTAGGAAACTCAGATAAATTCTCTCTGTGACTTCGGGAAAAGTGAATCTCTGCAAGTCATTATGCCGTCTTATCACTTTACCCTCAGATACATACTTAAGAAATGGTGTTAGCATACACATATTTATAGACGACATGCAACGTAACTTTATATTGACCGACGTGATGAAGACAGGAGATCACCTGTCATACGAAAGATTCATTGACTACAACACAATGGAAGGACAGAAGTTTGACTACACAGGTGAGTATTACACACTGCATGGTTTTGACTTAGACAGTTACGATCGTAGGTTTGCGTTCATAGACTCGCAGATACACAATGACAGGATGATAGGCAATCAAGCATACAAGGATGACCTTGCCAGGCGCCTAGAGTTGTTGCACCAACAGGGTTTTGTATTCATAAAGGCCTGCCCATGGGAGTCGCAGGAAAACATAGACACAAATACATTCCTTGCAGGCAAGCCTATGCCCGAAGTTGATATTCCTTATCCCTACATGACATGGACCGGAGGCGTGTCATGGTTCTGGTATTACATGTATGACAAGCATCATGCCAACTCATTGAAATTCACACACCGGCACAAGACACATGATTTCTTGTATCTCAATAAGGGTGCGAGGGCACACAGAGTAAAACTGTATGACAAACTCTTGTCCACTGGCGTACTCGATAACAGCATACACACTTTCATAGAACGTGTGCCACCAAGACGACTGGATAAAAAATACGAGTTGCCTGGAATAGATCCAGCAGACTATCCGAGGTGGGGCAAAGATCAAGACATCTATGAGCCACCATACAACGATACTGCGTGTTCGCTGGTGTCAGAGACCAACGACTCAAACAACGAAGTCTTTATGACAGAAAAAATATGGAAACCTATCATGGCGCAACATCCTTTCGTGGTGCATGGGAACCATCTTTACCTACAAAAATTAAAGGAGATCGGATTCAAAACTTTTGGATCTTACTTTGACGAGACTTATGACCTAGAACAAGATCAAGACAAGAGAATAGACAAGATAGTAAATCTATGTAAAGATCTACTTTCAATCAATTGGCAGGATCTATATTTGCAGACACAATCACTACGCCAACACAATTACAATACATTATTCGATAAAGATAAAATGTCGAAAGAAATTAATAAAACTTTAGATCTATTTCTTGAATTTGCTGACAGCAGTCAAGTTCCTTCTTGAGAATCCTAATCTATCTACAAGTTTCACGGCATTACCTGTCTTGTCCACAGCAACAAATCCTTCAGGCTCTGTGACTTCTAGGCCACCGTCCGTTTGTTGGAAAGATCCTATTGCCTGTGCTTGGTTCATCTTCTTCAACACAAAGGCCTTCATCGTCTGCACTGCCTTATAAAAAGTCAACATTGCCTGCAAAGGTTTCTTAGCCCTGTTCAGGAAAACAGGCATCTGCTTCATTTTATCTTGCCTTAACTGCAGGGCTTTCTGGGCCTTGAGTCCAGATATCTGCTGTTGCATCCTATCTGCGTAGAATTTTTTGAATCCCTGTAGGAACTGATTGACGTTGCCAGGCAACTGCCCTTGTTTGACCATTGCATTGATATACATCTGGAACATGGGAACAAAGTCTTGATTCTGTCCTAACACGCTTGATAAGTTCGTAGGCACTGCGTTCAGCAACGTTTCTAATTTTTCTATACCGCTAAAGAACTTCTTGGTCTCGTCGTCTGTAAATTTTGCACTGCCAGACACATCCTTGTAGGTTGCATTGTCAAAGAACACGTCAGGACTTTTTGTGAATGAATCAACGTCCGCTCCTGCTTGAGCATTCATGTCAGCCAAAGAGTCGCCAACATAACTTGTATGAAATATAATTCCAACTTTCGCTCTGTCTACCTGTGCCCCGAGGCTTCCTTGTTCAGGTACTGCATAAGTGATCGTGTTCGGCGTAAATGTTATGTGGGGTTTGCCGTCTACATTTTTCCTAACTATGTCTTCGTCTGTGAAAAGTAAATCACCTTGCACAACTCCTCGGATGTTCAGTTTCTTTAGATGAACGAGACACTTCAACAACTTCTGGCCAAGATCTTCGGTTCCGTGATTCTTAGCGATGTCTTTTTTAGTGTAATTGATTTTGGCATTCTGAGCAAACACTGACTTTGTGCCAACGAAAAATTTTCCATTTGCAGGATTGGTTCCACAGACCACAGCAGGTGCTCCGTCCCACTTCACGGACACGCTCATTGCTTCTGAACTGGTCCCCTTCAATGTAAGCAACAGTCCTCTGAAATACTCCACAACGGCCTTGCCACCTTCGTAACCATCGGTAATGATGATGTCTTCTATGTGTTCTAGATGGGTCCTTTTAAATTCAGTAAGGACGTCTTCGATGAGCATAATTAGTCCTCGTTGTATTCACCGTCAATTGTCTTGAGGACATTTTTCTTGATGTCTTTGTTCTCCTTGATTCTAGCCACTCCTTTTGAGAATTTTGAGCTGTCCATGGCTTTCATCGATGAATAGAATTTTTTCTCTAATTTGAATGCGGTGTCCTGGTCAAAGTTTTCGCGAATGTAGGTCATTAGCCTAATTGCTGAGTCTAAGATGTGTGAGGCACGGCTCTCGACCACTTCTTCTTTGTCTCTTTTCAAAGGCATAGAACTCAACTCTTCTAATAAACTTTTAGTATGTTTTTGCATTCTAATGGTATTTACTATCAATTGTACTACAATTAAAGCAAATGTCTACTGGTTATTTTGTTTAAATGCGTTCGTCCTATAACTAATTTACAATGTATTCAAAAAAACAACTGTTCCGGCGTATGTATTCACATCCTGACCCAGATATTGACATGGAGGGCGAGTTTTGGCCAATGATGGGTATATTGGCCACTATACTTGGCCTGTGGACAGCGTTGGTGCATTTGATAGACTATCTGACCTTCGATAAGATTCCATGGTGGGCGGAACCTTTCACTATTATACCGTTGTTTTTGGTTATCATTATGAAAGAACTTTATAACAGTCTCAATCCATTGCACTGGTGGCCCATGTTTTGGGGGTACCAGGTCAAATTGCCAGACCAAAGTCGGATCACTATCAGGCCACTCGACGAGGAGGCCATCTATAAGAAGTATGGGGGCAAGTTCAACGTGTTCATAGTCGACTACGAACAGATCAAGTTCCGCAAGAAGAAAGACGCGGTATACTTTGGACTCACTAATGTTATTTCTTAGTGCTAGGCATGAAAACAGCACCATGAACTTGGTCATACAACTTTAACTTGTCTGAAAGTTCCTTGACGATCTGTTGGTACTCGCTTACCTGTACCTGGAGATTGCCTACTTCTCCTTCTAGCATTCTTATTTTTTGTTGTAGGTCTTCCATTTATCCTCCTTTGTTTTTTAATAGATGTAATAGTTCCTGAAGATACACTTCATGATCTAGTTTTTTGAATGATTTTGTAAAATCCAACTCTTTGTAGAATCTATCCCTTGCACCTTTATCAAAGGTAGAGTCGTCTAATTTCTTACACACGGTGTCCTTGCCAATTTTGAGATTACTCAACTTTTCTTTTATGAATTCCTTCTGTCCTGCATTAAAAATCGAGAAAGAGTAATGCTGTGGGGTGTCCACAAAATTCAGCATCCATACCAACTTGTTCTGCATCAACCATTCTGTGAGCTTGGGTAGGTGCAGTACGTTTAGGCAACTGATAGAGGGTGCAATCATTAAAGTGAAGCATGATTCTTTCTGGAGTGCCTTCATTTCTTTCAAATTTTCTTCGACGTCGTGCCACCTGCCGTTTGACCTAATATATTCAAAAAGGTCACCAGTTGCGTCAATGCTTAGACACAAATCTATCTTGTTGAAATGCGTGGAGATTTCTTTGAGCTTGTCCGGCACAGGCACGGTCCCGTTGGTGACGTAGGCCAGGCTTATTTTTTTAGACATGCCTTTCTCTACTAGATGTTCGAGTACATTCAAGTGGTCAAAGTTTTTGAAGGGCTCGCCTCCCAGCACCTCTATTGTTTCTAGGTGCGTCAGGTCGTTAGCCAGTATCGATTCTACCGGAGTCCTTTTGTATGGTTTTTTGTCTAGCATCTTGTCACCAAGTTTGGCTTGAAACTCGATCCACAAGCCAGAACTGATTTCTGGCTGACAGGTTCTGCAGGCAAGGTTGCATACGTTGCCGGAATCTATCACGAGGTGCTTCAATTGTTTACTTTGGTTCTCCTCCTCTGTCTCACTTTCTGTTTTGTGTTTTGAAAATTGCTGTCTTTTAGACACAACACCGTTTTTTTCACAGGTCCAACAGAAATCGCAGAGTGGATTTTTGATACCATTCGCGAGATCTTCCCTGAGAGTCTTTAACTCCTTGTCGTTGTTCAGTGCATGATGGCTGTCAAATTTGTTTTGAGATTTTATGTGACAACACACGTGCCCTTGTCGGTAGTCAAACCCTGCTGTAGCCAGCGAACAATATGTGTCTCTATTCATTCCCATGGAATTATTTAACATGGCGAAAAATATTAAATTTATTTGCCTTGTCCCCTATAAGACTTGTAAGATCTCTTCTTGTGCTTGTTCATAGAGCTCATTTTTATTCGACTCTTGTTCTTGCCTTGTGAAGTCTTTTTGGGTCTTCCTGGTGTGTATCCAGATGTGTTGTGTATAGCCATGTTGTTATTATATAGTAGACACAATTATCGTCAACCTGTATAATGTAAATACAAATATGATCAAGTTCGCCCTCAAGTGTGAATGTTCCGCCAAGTTCGAAGGCTGGTTCCCAAGCAACGAAGACTACGAAAACCAGTTGGCAAAGGGACAGTTGTTATGTCCCATGTGCGACAGCACCCGAGTGCGTAAAGACATAATGGCACCCGCGGTTGGTAAAAAGTCCACGGCGAGAAAACGAGGCAAGGCCAAAATGGAAGAGCTCACAGGAGATCAGATGGTTATGGGAGGACAGGCCCGGACACTGCTGAAGCAGATACAGAATCATGTGGAGAAAAATTTCGAGAACGTTGGTAAAAAGTTTGCTCGGGAGGCCAGAAAGGCACACAATGGTGAAAGGAATCTGGAGTTCTATGGCAAACCCACAAAGAAGGAAGTCACTGAATTAACAAATGAAGGCATAGACCTGTTCGCGGTGCCCAAGGTCAAAGACAATTAGTCGCAAGAACACTGGCTTTCCTAGCCGGTTGACTTTATACACTTCTTAGTATATAATTGTAGCATGATTCGTAGGATAACAGAGATTGAAACTCCGGCGCATCGTAAATTAACAAACAAGGAAAGAGGAACAATATGCTAAAAGGTATGTTTAATACACTTTTTCCAACTACTAAGAAGGAAAATAAAACCATGGCAAACTCAACTCAATACGTTGTATACACAAGAAACTTCAGATCAAGAGCGAAGCAGATTGGTGTATTCGCCGAGCCGGCTTCTTCATACAAAGTGAATGGTGAAGTACACGGTGGTAAAATCAAGTTCAAAAACCTAGCAGTAAAAAACACTGCAAGAAAGACAGCG